GGAACCTTAAAGACTGAAGTAGATTTAATATTCAGATATAGAGATATGTCATCACATGCTGAGATTGAACAAGCAATCGAAGACATTGCAAATGATGCAATCGTCTATGATGATAAAAAACAATCAATAAACATCATATTAGATGAAGTAGACTTACCAGATTCAATTAAAGGAAAAATGCAAACGGAGTTTGAACACATTCTCCGTTTGTTGAATTTTAAAAATAAAGGTTATGAAATCTTTAGAAGGTGGTATATCGACGGAAGATTATACTTCCATATTATGCTAGACGAATCTAATGGTAAAAAGGGAATCGTAGAACTTCGACCCATTGATTCTACAAAGATTCGCAAAGTAAGAAAAGTAAATAAGAAAAAGAATCCAAATGGTGCTTCTACAGAAATCATTGACAATGTGGAAGAGTTTTATGTTTATAATGATAATACCTACAATTCAAATACAGTAGACGGTATCAAGGTATCCACAGATGCAATTAGTTACACACACAGTGGACTATATGATGCAAGCAAGAAAAGAGTTCTTGGATATTTACACAAAGCAATCAAACCACTCAATCAACTAAGAATGATAGAGGATGCGGTGGTAATCTATCGGATTTCTAGAGCCCCCGAACGCCGCATCTTCTATGTTGATGTTGGTAATCTACCAAAGAACAAAGCAGAACAGTATCTTCGTGATATCATGAATCGTTACCGCAATAAATTGGTATATGATAATGCTACTGGTGAAATTCGTGATGATAAACGCCATATGTCCATGATGGAAGATTTCTGGATGCCACGAAGAGAAGGTGGTAGAGGAACAGAAATCTCAACACTCGATGGTGGACAGAATCTTGGTGAAATGGAAGATGTCGAATACTTCAAGAAGAAACTATATCGTGCATTGAATATTCCAAGCACACGACTCGAAGCAGATAATGGTTTCAATATGGGACGCTCTGCTGAAATTACCAGAGATGAACTGAAGTTCTTTAAGTTTATTGAACGAATGCGAAACAAGTTTGCAGAGGTATTCTTAAACTCCCTTCGTGTTCAGTGTATCGTAAAAGGAATAATGACACATGATGATTGGAATAGAATCGTTCAGGATATCAATTTTGACTGGACAAAGGACTCATATTTCACAGAACTCAAGGACAGTGAGATTCTGAAGGAAAGAATGGAAGTCTTGCAAACAATGGATGAATATATAGGTAAGTATTATTCTATTGATTATATTCGAAGACATATACTCAAACAAAACGACGAGGATATCAAATCAATTGATTCTCAGATTAAACAGGAGAAGGAATCTGGTCTAATCGGTAACGATGACGAAGACCAATTTTAAAGGAAAATAGCATGTCAAAAGAAATCAAAAATCTATTAAAACTGGCACTAGAAAAGGATGCTTCTTCCTTTAAAGATAGCATGAATGATATCATTTCTTCTAGAATACAAGCACAATTGGATGTTCGTAAAAACGAAATCTCTGCTGATGTTATGAAGACTGAAGAATCCGTTGAACTGGATGAAGCATCATACACTTTTAAAAATTCGGGTGAAGCAAATAAGTTTATGAAGGCAGTTACTCAAGCAGGAATTGACAAGAAGGTACTAAAAGCAAAAGGTAATTCTATTACCGTTGGTAAATTAAAAGACAAAGACATGCAACAGATGCTTGACTTAATGGCGAAAGACATGAAGGCAACCATCAAAGGGTGAATACCAAAATACTAAATTAGATAAATATTTAAGAGATTTTATTAGGGGAATTAAATGGAACACTTACTAAAAGCAATCAGAGAAGCAAACTATACAGAAGCAAATTCTTATGTTTCTGATATGCTATATCAGAAACTAAACGACAAGTTAGAAGACCGTCTAAAAGAAATGCAAGAAGATGGTTGTGGTTGTGAAGAAGGTGTTGCAGAAGCACTTGACCCCGTAGACAAAAAAGAACTAAAGGGTAAGCATAAAGACAGAGATGACAAAGACATCGACAACGATGGTGATGTTGACTCAAGCGACAAATATCTTCATAAGCGAAGAAAAGCAGTAACTAAAGCGGTCAAAGAAGATGACGAAAAAGACTTCAAACCTCATATGATGTATGACCCAAAGACTGGTAAGGGATACCAAGCAAAGACATATCAAGACCATTTACGAATGGACAAGATGGGTTATACTCACAAGAAAAATGAGATACGGATTGAACCAGAAATGAGAGAAGAAAAGATGAAGGGAAAGAAAAGCGGCCCTATGTTCAAAGAACGAGGAAAGCATGATTGTGCTACTCATGTAGAACATGCTGAATTTGGTGCAGGACAACCCATTCATTCCCAACATGCCACCCCAGATGAAAACGGAGAAATTGCTTGGTACGATGTAATGTTTGAGCATGGTATTGAAAAAGGCGTTTCAATTAATGAACTCAAAGTTGTAGCAAGCGAAATGCACGAAGACCATCATGATGAAGGTGCTGAAATGGATATCGCAAAAGAAAAAGAAAAAATGGCAGCAAGTCAAGAAAAAATGCGTGACCTTGCAATCAAACTTAAAAAAGAAAAACAAAGAAAAAGGGCTGAAGCATAATGTTAAAGTTAATCACAGAACATGTAGAAGATGTCCAGTTTCTCACTGAAGAAAAAGACGGAGTAAAGGAATACTTCATCGAAGGTATCTTCATGCAAGCAGAGAGAAAGAACCGAAATGGTAGAGTATATCCAAATAAAGTTCTCATCAAAGAAGCAAAAAGATATCAAAAAGAATATGTCGAACAAAATAGAGCAATGGGAGAATTGGGACACCCAGATGGACCACAAGTAAATCTAGAGCGTGTGTCTCACCTCATTGAATCATTAAAACAAGACGGAGATAATATCGTAGGTAGAGCAAAGATTCTTGAAACTCCTTACGGTAAAATTGTGAAGAATCTAATGGAAGGTGGCGTAAAATTAGGCGTTTCTTCTAGAGGTATGGGTTCTCTCAAACAAGAAAATGGCGTGAATACTGTGCAGAAAGACTTTATGCTTTCTGCAATTGATATTGTTGCAGACCCTTCCGCACCAGACGCATTTGTGGACGGTGTGATGGAAGGAAAAGCATGGGTTTGGGATAATGGACTGTTGAAGGAGCAGGATTTAAATTCTGTCTGTTCAATGATTCAGAGAGCATCCAAAAGGGAATTAGAGGAAAAGAAACTCAAAGCGTTCGAGAATTTCCTCTCTAAAATTAGAAATGTATAAATAATAGGATATTCTACAATAAGAATTTTACACAATCTTTCAGAGAAGATAATAAAAAGGAGTTAGTCAAATGGACTATAAAGACCCAATTCAAGTAGCAAGAGAGATTCTCGAACGAGATGTCATTGCTGAAGAAGTCGAAGAAACAACCGACCTTGAGACTGTAGTTGAAGAGGTTGAAGAGGAAACTGTTGAAGTCGAAGAAGGTAAAGTTCCCCCACAATTCGCCAAGAAGAATGGTAAGGACGATGACGATGACGACGATGACGACGATGAAGTTTCCGAAGCAATGCATGGTAAAAAGAAAAAAGAAGCAATGCATGACGACGATGACGACGAGGACGACGATGACGAAGAACTCGACGAAGCAGAAACTATTCTTGATGTTGATGACAATCAATCTGCTGATGGTAAAAAGGGAACTCCTACTCCTAAAGGTAAGAAGAAGCAACCCGAACCAAAGATGAAACCATCAAAGACTGGCGATGCTACTAAAGAAACCATGAAGGGTGTCAAGGAACATATGACTGCTCTCTTTGCGGGTGAAGACCTTACTGAGGACTTCCAGTCAAAAGCAATCACTATCTTCGAGGCAGCAGTAAACGAACAAGTCACTGCAATCGAAGAAGACCTTCGTTCACAGCATGAAGCAATTCTTGCAGAAGAAATCGAAAAGGTTAACGAAGAACTAACTGCTAAACTTGACGATTATCTCAACTATGTTGTAGAAGAATGGATGCAGGAAAACGAACTCGCTGTGGATACTGGACTACGCTCTGAAATCTCTGAAAGTTTCATGGACGGGTTAAAAAATCTATTCACCGAGCATTACATCGAAGTACCTGAAGAAAAGTATGACCTTCTAGAAAACTCACTAACTACCATCACAGATATGGAAGGTAAGTTGAATGAGCAAATCGAGAAGAACATCGAACTCAAGAAAGAACTTCTTGAAAACACTTGTGCGGGTATCTTCACTGAAGTATGCACAGGACTTGTTGATACTGAAGTAGAAAAACTTCGCTCACTTGCTGAAGGTATCGAATATGATGATTCCGACCAGTATAGAGACAAGTTAAATGTTCTCAAGGAAAGTTACTTTGATAAGAGCAACCCAGATTCTTCAAACTTCGAAGAAACTGTTCTTACAGAAGAAACTGAAGAACCTACAAAAGAAACAGCAGGTCAAATGGCAGATTATATGAGAGCAATTTCAAAGCACTCTAAGTATAACAAACTGTGATGAAAAGACCATAATTTATAAATAAGATTGATTATCAAATCATTTAAGTAAAGTTAAAACCCCTTAACAGGAAAATAGGAGAAAGTAAAAATGGAACTAGACTCAACAGCAGTCGCAGCCGAGCAACTTCAAGAGAAGTGGACTCCAATTCTTGAGCATGAAGACATGCCTAAGATTGAAGACTCTTACAAGAAGCGTGTTACTGCGATTCTACTAGAAAACGAAGAGAAAGCACTTCTCGAAACTACCAACGCAGTCGGTGGTGGTCTCGGTCTTGCTACTAATAACGGCAACTCAAACATGCAGGGATATGACCCAATTCTTATCTCGCTTGTTCGTCGTGCAATGCCTAACCTAATTGCTTACGATATCTGTGGTGTTCAACCAATGACTGGACCTACAGGACTTATCTTTGCAATGAAGGCAAAGTACAGTGGTCAAGCAGGTGGAGAAGCACTCTACAACGAAGCACGAAGTGCATACGGTGGTAACACTGGTAACTCACACGGCAACAACCAAGCAGCCGGTGGTGGTACTGGTGCTAACGCGGGTGGTGGTGACCCACTATTCCTCGAAGGTGTAACTGCTGGTGCAGGTGCAACTGGTAACTACCAAGGTTCATTCGGTGGACCTACAGTTGGACCAGGTTACGATGTAAACAGTGCAATGACAACCGCAAACGCTGAAAACCTAACTGATGGTGCTTTCCAACAGATGGCATTCAGCATTGAGCGTACAGCAGTTGCCGCTAAGACTCGCGCCCTCAAGGCAGAGTACACAACTGAACTCGCTCAGGACCTCAAAGCAGTCCACGGACTTGATGCAGAAACTGAACTCGCTAACATTCTTAGCAACGAAATTCTTGCTGAAATTAACCGCGAAGTAGTTCGTACCATCTATGTAAACGCTAAACTTGGCGCACAGCATCTCGACCTTACTCGTAAGGCTGCTGTTGGTTCTGGTTTCAGTGCTGGTGCCCACGCTGGTTCAACTTCCAGTGGTATCGGTGGTATCTACGACCTAAGCAGTGACTCAGACGGACGATGGAGTGGTGAGCGTTGGAGAGGCCTCATGTATCAAATCGAGCGTGAAGCAAATGTCATCGCTAAAGAAACTCGTCGTGGTAAGGGTAACTTCATTCTTTGCTCCGCAGATGTTGCATCTGCTCTTGCAATGGGTGGAATGCTCACCATGCAGAATGGTGGCGTAGGAATCAACGATGTTGATGATACTGGTAACACATTCGTCGGAACCATCAATGGTGGTAAGATGAAGGTTTATGTTGACCCATACTCAGGAACTGGCATCTCAAGTACTGCCAAGGACTTCGTATGTGTTGGTTACAGAGGTTCCTCACCTTACGACGCAGGTATGTTCTACTGCCCATATGTTCCACTACAGATGGTTCGTGCGGTTGGTGAAAATACCTTCCAGCCTAAGATTGGATTTAAGACTCGTTACGGTATGGTAAACAACCCATA